AGATTGAATTTTCTAATCCACCTAGGCCATATTTCAATACCGTGCCATACACAATCTTTAAACACTTCTAAGTCACCAAACATATCCTTGTATGTACCTTGTCCTGTAGCTACATCTACAATTTTTTTATGTTTAATATGGACTTGTTCCACCCAACCTTTTATTTGAGCTTTACCTTCATTACTACTTCTTGGCATAAATTTTCCTTCTATACAATAAAACTATTGTATATTTTTAAATACTTATCTTTTGTTTTTTGGTTGCCTTTAAGTGTGAGAAATACACTGCTATTCCCATTCTTTCCAATACTCATCCAAAATAAAGTACGAGGTTGTTCATTGAATTTGTATTTCGTTGATAAAGTATCTAATACTTCTTGGTCATGAAATGGCTTCCAATCTTCAATTGGTTTCTCCATTAAAAGTTTTCTAAATTCTTTTTTGAATCCTTTTTGTCCAAACGTTACCATTCCTGCCAACCAATGATGATCTTTCAAATGTCTTAAACATGTAATTTTATTTGCAGTTTGAATAAAATCATTAGGGGTAAAAGATCTAGTGCAAATAGTGTCCGCATCTAATGTCATTACAAGATCTTTATCAGAAAATTTTTCAGCTACCTTTAAAAATCTAACTGATTGTAAATAACCTATACGTACATCTTCGTTTGGAAAATTAATATTCTCAGTAGTATATTCTACGTTAGGAATTTTTTGGTAGTTGCCAGGGTTTACTATATGAACATGGCATTGTACAAAGGGATTAAAATGTCGTATGCTTTTAATTAGGTTGATTGCCCACTGTTCATAATAGCTTTGATCACATCCAATTAAAATATTACAAGGTTGCATCTTCCATACCTGCTACTCTTAACTTTGTAATATTAGTTATCTGCCATTGCTTTTGGTCCAATGCTTTTAAGACTCCTAACCATTTATTACGTAGCAGTGCAAACTCGTTTATAATCTTTTCATAGTCGACTACGTCAGCTTCGCCGTCTACATATTTCTCAACATCTCTACTGCTTAATGCACGTTGATAATTTTCAAGATATTTTTTGAAAAATGAACTACGTAGTCTGCGTAGTTCAATATTTAGATAATTAAGAATAGCTTCAATTTCTTGTAATTGATTAAATCTATGTTCAACAATGCCTGGCATAGCAGAAGCAGATTTTTCAAGATTACCTGTAAGTTTAATTTCCTTTCTAGCATCTGTCAACTCAGATTCAAAGTGTTGAATTGCTTGTGGAATCTTATTTACATCTCGACTTACTTCGCTATACCAGCCCATTAATCATCGTCCCATGGATCATCATAATCATCTTCGTTATCCATGTCAAGATAGTAAGATATTGCATCATCTAAGTGATTACAGTTTCCTAATGCAGATCGAAATGCTTCATCGTTAGCACCAAAGTCTGCACAAACTTCAACATATCTTTCAGCAACCACTTCAATATTTTTTTTATCTATACTATCTTTAAACACGGTCCAGATATCGACTATTTGCGATTCTTCCATTATTAGTCCTCCTGCGGTTCACTATCAGGGATATTTACCACAGAAGTATCTTTTTCGGCGTAATCTTTCATTACTTTATCTAACAATTCTCCAGTCCAATTTTTTCTATACTCTTTAGTTTCTTCTCCTGCAGAGTTTATGTACTTGAGTCTGTTGCCGTCTTTTACAAGTAGTCCTTGTTTTTCAAACATATCAACAAGTCCACTGTACGGATCCATGCCAGTTTCGTAAGGAATCTTAACCTGCACACCTTCAAAAGGTTTTGCATATCTTGTTTTCATAACCTTACAACCTGCTCTAATACCACGTACTTCGCTAATCTTATTACCTGCTTCATCTTCTTTTAGTTTTAATTTTTTCATTGCAACTACAATAGATGATGCATAGATAAAACCTTGTCCGCCCGATATCTTATCGTCTGGGTCAAACATATCTTGCGATGCATATGTATGGTTAGTACATACAAGTCCTACGTTATGCGAACCAATCATGTTTACAGTATTACGTACTAGTGATGTAAGGGCTTTAGGCTTACGACCCATATCGCCTTTCATATCACCTTTATTAAACTGATCAACATCTGTAGGTGTAAGTAGCATACCTAAACTATCAATTACAAACAATACTTTAGGTCGTTCATCTTCTTCCATTGCTTTGTAGTCTGCCATGAAAGTTGATATTGTTTTTGCTACATCATCAATCATAGACATATTCAGCTTAAGAAGTTTACTTTCACTCGTATCAACATCAAGTGCATGTAACCATGCTTCGTCAAGTGCATTTTCAGAATCAATTAGTACAACAAATATACCTTGATCCTGTGCGGCTTTAACAATGTTACCTGCACATATGTAAGATTTACCAGCACCAGATTCACCTGCAAATACTGTTACTTTGCCTAGCGGAACGCCTTTATGAAAATCTCCTGATACAAGATAGTTGAGTGCATAGTTACCTGTAGAAATCCAATCAGTTGGATCATTGAATCCTGCACTCATGCCTGTGATTGATTTCGTTAGTTGTGTTCTAAACTTTGTTGGATCAAATGCTTTCGCCATATGTGTATCTCTCCTTCTTAAAGTAACCCAGTGCTTTTAGAATGTTGACAGGTAAACCGTGAATCTCTATTCCGATTTCGCACTGGGCTTATTAGTTTATTGACTTTGTCTTGCTCTGATCATTGCAAGAATATCTGTAGCGTCACCACTAGCTTTAGTTTCTTCAGCTACTGGTTCTTTTACTTCTACAGTTTCAGTCGTTGCAGTTGTTGTAGTTTCATCTACTGCTTTAGGTTTTGCTTCTTCAGTCATTGAAGTAGCAGTTCCATTAGTTGAAGCAGTATTAGGATCACCAGTTCTAGCACTCATGCCAGCTGGACGAAAATATTGACTAAATTTATCTTCATCATATGGTTGTCCGTCAACTGATGCTTCGAACATCTCCTGCATTACTTTAATTTCAACTTCACTTGGTTTTTTAGGAAGGAAATCATTTAGATTAAACAATCCGTTAGTGTTTACTGCATTCATTTCTGAATCACCTAATGGACGCTCTCTACGAGCCCAATTAGATGTAGAATAGTCTGCATAACCGCCCTTAGATGTTTTGTTTAATCTAAAGTCTACACCATTAGTGTAATCTGTTGGAAGTTCTTCCATATCAGGATCCATAAGAGCCTGTTTAATGATTTGGAAGATTTGTGGACCAATTATAAAACGTCTAATTGGATTTTCAGGAGTAGTATCCTCAGTTAAAGGATTTTCTACTACAAATCCTTGGAAAAGATAAGAACGCTTTTTCCAATACTTACGACCCATATCTTCAAGACTTGGATCTTTAAACCAACCCCTAACTTCGTTAAGAATTGAACAGTTGTCTCCATACATTTCCATACAAGGAACTTGTACTTGAACAGGACGACTGTCAGTCTGTCCTTTGATTCCAGAAAATGGAAGTTTAATCATAAGACGCTCTTTCCAAAAGAACGTATTTGATTCGTCTCCATCAGGAAGGAAACGGAGTGTTGCACTCTCACCTTCTTTTATATTCCAGAATGGGTAAATTGCGTTGTCGCCGCCGCCTGTTGAATTGCCACCTGTACGTGACTCTTGCTCTTTGAGCTTTGCTCTAATTTCAGCTAATGATGCCATAATATGCCTCCTTTATAAATTGCCTTAGCTTTGTGCCTGTTTGTGTAGCACATATTATACATACTACACAATTATATAGCAGAAGTCAACCTTTTTCTGCTAAATTCTTGAATTTTTTTTATATTCCTGCTAGATGTCTGATATCTTCAAGCTCTTCTGGTGCCTGATTGTCCATTATTTCCGGATCCTTGTAACCGTGAAACTCTTCAAACTTTGCATGTATAGCTTCTATGAATTGCTTGGCAGGTGCAATATACTGCTCACCGTAGTCTTTTTCAACTGCTGTTAGCACCGCTGTTTCACCTTTTGGAAACTGTCCATTTTCTCTATCATACATAGAAAGAATAAATTCTGTAACTGGAATCTTTTTGCCATCTACATCCATCTCATCATCGTCGTTGTCTTTTGCTTTTTTCAACGCCATTGTGAATTTGTTACCTTCGTCTGTATCATCTTCTCCAAATTTGTATTGGAGATAATGATCAACCATTTCAGGATCATATCCTAATTTTTCTGCCGCGGCATCTTGTGCATCTTCAGGCTCCATACCTTGATCATGCAACTTCATTTTTAGTTGAGATATTTTAGGCCATGCTTTATCTATATCAGCTAAATCAGCCATTCTCATTCTTGATTCTTCGTCTAAATTTTCGCCCATTTCTATCTGTTTAATAGCGGCCATTAATTCTCCATATGAAGGATTTGATATGCCTTTTTTCTTTAACAATTCCATTGCACGTTCTTTATTGTAATGACTGTCTCCTGGTGTTTTTACACCTTCCATTTGTTGATGATATTGACTAATTGGCATCCAATGACTTCCGCTATGATCACTGCTATCATGCTCACAGTGACATTTTGGATCTGCTCTATATTCAATGCAACCGCAGTCGCCACAACATCTTTGTTCATTTTCTTCTAATGCTGAATCAACTGTTTCTTCTGCCCATTCTTCAAAAGTATTAAAATCGTCATGTATTTCTTTATCATTGTCTTCTTGGCTTTCAACTGCATTATCAATATCTTCTGGTCCTATTTCTTCAACCTGTGTTTCTTCGTTAACAAGATTGTATATGTATGGAAATACATCTTTTAACTCTTCATTAAATTGTTTGATAGTAAGTTGATCAATCCAATTTTCTGCCACATCTTGAGGAACTTCTTTCTTTTCTGTTACTTCAAAATTTTCTAGCATTTCTTTGTAAGGTTTAGTTTTTTGCAAAGACTCAACAGTTTTTTTGACCGAATTTACTCTACTGTTGATTATGTCCATATATTGTGCTAAACCTTCAGCCATTACACCTGAACGGTTCATGTAGCTCTTAAATTTTTTTAATTTGTATAGTTCTTCTGACAATCCTGTAATATGTTTACCAAAGTCGTCATACACTTTTCCGCCTTCAGCAACGTGTCTTGCCATTGCTCTTGCACCGTTTAAATGTTTAAACGGATATTTAAATCTTTCTCCTTCTGAACTTTCTATGTAGATAGACTCAACATGTTGAGTGCGGCCACTTGCAAGTTCAGTATTTACAGCTTTGCTATGTTTTAAAGCCACCCTTGCAGTGCCTATATCCTGATAGCTAGTTCTGCTTGTTCCATACAAAGTTGATTCGGTCATTGTTTCCTCTCCGGATTTATTTTGTGCTAAAAATTTGTAGTCTCTTTTATCTAAATTACTTTTAGTTATATCCCTTGTGTCAAAGTTTAATAATCTTTTTTTAGCAAAATATCTAAGTTCTTTTAAAAAATCATACCATTTTCTTTTGGTAATAGCATCTTGACCTTCAACAAAATTATTGCTGTATAAGACACTGATGCTTTTTTCATCTAAACTTAAACTTACTTTGCCTAAAGATTTTGCACCTTCTTTAAAGTCAAAATCAAAAAATCTTGCCTCTTTTGGCTCATTAGTAACAACGCCTTCACTGTTTCCAATAGTAACGGTGGGAAAACGCCCTCTAACTTTATTAAATAATTCTTCGCTTATAACTTCAAGGTTTTTCATATAAGTATTTATCAATAGTTGGTGCTAACGAAGATAGGCATTGGTGGTGTATAATCTTCTTGTGTATCCATGCTTTTGAATGTATTATATATCCTAGGATCCCAATCTCGTAAAACATTCATTATTCTTATTACTAAAAGTAATGCAGATACTAAATCATCTGTTTCTCCTGTTTTAGCTTTGAAACTAGAACCTGTTGCTACAAATGCTTTTAGTTCAGATATCAACGGCGCAGAAGATATCTCCATTTTATCATTCTCTATAAGTGTTTTCATCTTTGCACAAGCACTTATTTTTGTAGAATGTGTTGTGTTAAAGCCCTTTCTAAATTTTCGTACGTGCCCTTTACGGATAGGTTCGCTTACAAACATACCGGGTATATTTTCTTCGCCAAAATCATTGATTACTAATAATGCCGCTTCTCCTATACTGTTATTTTCTATACTCCAGTATATGCTGTTTGGAGTTTGTGTTCTACCTTGTATGTAATCACAAATATCTTTTAGTACTCTAATCTGTCCAGGAATAGGTGTTGTATTGTGTCGCCATTCGCCTACCTGTTTATATTCTGGTAATTCAAATACTTGTATTGCGGCGAAATCACCTCCAGTGCCCATAGCAGGATCTAATCCAACTACATATGTTGAATCTTTTTTAATATTTTTATACCATCTTGT